ACCCTGCTAAAAACCTTTAACGAGTACTTCTTGAATAAGGGGCTACATGCCTACGTCAAACACTTTAATCAGCAAACGCAAACAATCACTTGGAACAACGGCAGCGAGATTATATTTATGGCCGAAAGTTACGATACCGATAAAGAGTTAAACCGGTTCCGGGGATTGGAGATAAACGGCGCTTTTGTGGATGAGGTGAACGAGATTCAAGAGGTGACTTTTGACAAGATTATTGAGCGTGCCGGTTCATGGTTCGGTTCGCCCGGCTGCCCCACAAAGATATTAATGAGCTGTAACCCAACGCAAGGATGGGTTAAAGAACGATTTTACGACAAATGGAAAGCAGGAACCCTGCCTAATGGCATAGCGTATATTCAAGCCCGAATTGAAGACAATCCTCACATTCCGGATGGCTATATTCAGTCACTTAAAATGTTGCCCAAGTATCAGTACAAAGTATTCGTAGAGGGCGAGTGGGATATAAGCCTAAAAACAGGCGGCGAATTTTATAAGTGCTTTGAATTGGATAAGCACGTAGGGCATTGTGAATACAATCCTGAATTGCCATTACATATTAGCTGGGATGATAACGTCAATCCATACTTGCCGTGTGGCATATTTCAGATTGAGGGCAAAGCAGTTAAGATGATTGACGAGATAGCCGGGGTGAACCCGAACAATACTATCAAGGCGGTTTGTTCGGAAATCAAGCGCAAGTATATGGGCCATAAGTCAGGAATGTTCGTGTATGGAGATAGCACAGCTCAAAAAGATGACACCAAGGTCGAAAAGGGGTATGATTTCTTCCGTCTTATCATGGATGAGCTAAAAGACTTCCTGCCATCCCGAAGGGTAACCAAAGCAAACCCAAGTGTGGCGATGCGTGGCTTTTGGCTTAACAGTGTGCTAGAAAATAACAACGGCGGCATTGTGGTGACCATAGATGAGAAGTGCAAAAAGACCATCAATGATTTTGTGAACGTTAAGGAAGCGGCGGACGGCAACAAAAATAAAGAAATGGAAACTATTAACGGGGTGCGCTGTCAGAAGTACGGTCACTTTACCGACTTATTTGATTACATGATGTGCTATGCTTTTTTAAAAGAATTTAACGAGTATCAGCAAGGGGGCTATGTTTCGGTGCCTCGTATAGGTAAGAATGTAAGCAGTAAAGTTTACTAAATAAAAAAAGAGGGGGCATCACTCCCCTCTCCCCAAAATTCAACAAAGAATCACAAACCGAAGTGCCAAAAATAAACTCGTTCCGTAAATAACCGGTTATAACCGAATAAAAATTACCCACAAGTTACCCAACAATTTAGAGCAGCCTAAAAGTCGCTGTATTTTTGGGCTATGCCATACCTAATCAAAGCAGACCTGTATAGGTTAATCCAACCCGATGCGCTCGCACAGATTACGGCGAGCAATGATGCGCATATCACCAACTCGTTTAAGGCAGCAGAGGAAATAGTGAAGTCTATATTACGGCAGCGATATGATGTTAGTGCTGAATTTACCGAAACACTACAATACGACAAGACTAAGGTTTATAAGCAAGGTGACCGATTTTATTTAGATGCAAACCTTTTTCAAGAATCATTGTCTTATGCCCGTAATGACTTCGTGTTATTTGACGGCTATATATGGTATTGCAACGTGGATAGTTGGACGCCTAACCCCTGGGATGCGGCTTATTTTGTTAAAATGGCTCCGCAGTATGCAGTCTATCATGTTGCCAATCCAACTTACAAGCCGTTTGACTATACGAAAGTCTATGCTAAGAACGATAAGGTAATATGGCAAGGAATTAAGTACACGGCCAAGCAATCCACCAAGGGAATAAACCATGCTCAGGCTATTCAGTACCCAACCATAGCAGATATCCCTCTTAATAACGTGTTTCCCGATGATCCGATTTATGGCGCAGGTTATTGGGCAAATGACGGGGTGTTTTCTTTAACTGCCGGCACGCTTACCACCGATACTAGCGGAGCATTCGTACCAACCGATGACCGGGATGAGCAGATTAAATCTGCATGCGCTAACTACGCTCTGTATGACATACACATGAGAATAGCGCCTAAGAACGTACCAATGGAACGAGAGGTGAGATCCATAGGTCAAAAAGAGGATAGAGTGGCCACAAAAGACGGCATTATCTATCCGATATACTCAGCACTTGGTTACGTTCAAGCATGCGCAATGGGTAAGGCAATGCCAACCCTTCCAATTTTACAGCCCGACCAAGGCATACGAGTGTCTTATGGAGGCCGAGTTAAAAACATAAACAGCTACTAATGGCAAGTGCTACCGATATAATTAAAAACTTCTTTGTGGGTGCTAAAACCGATGTCACGGTCAATCCATTAGGCAGTCCGATACAGCAACAAAACGACCCGAAGCAAGACCTTGTTAGGGTTCCAATGCCGCAGGTTATTCAGCGTATTCGTCAAGATGTAAGCACATGGAGAGATGCGTTAAGGTGGGCGGAAATGCCGTACAACCCGTACAGGTACAAAGTGCAGGAAATGTTCATAGATACGGTGCTAAATGCACACGTTAAGGCTTGTATGGAGAAAAGAAATAAGCTAACCATGCTTAAAGAGTTTGGTTTTTTTGATAAGAATGAGAATGAAATCGAGGATGAGAATTTAGAGGCGTTATTCAACACACGTTGGTTTGAATGTTTTGTCAAGTGGGCATTAGAAGCGCAAGCATACGGGTACAGCCTTATTTCCCTTGGCGACGTGATAAACAACCGCTTTGAGAATATTACCATTGTAAACCGTATCAACATTAGCCCTGACAGGCGCAATGTAGTGGCTTTTAAGACTTCTATCACGGGCAGCAGTTGGGAAACTGACGAATATAAGCCGTGGTATATCTACGTGGACACCCCTACCGATATTGGAGTGAGCCGTTGCGGATATGGTTACCTCTACCCGGTGGCGTTGCTTGAAATATTTCTACGAAACTTACTAGGTTATAACGGAGATTTTACGGAATTGTTCGCTCAGCCGTATCGCGTAGGTAAAACCGACAAAACATCTGAGAAGGAAATACAGGAGTTCGATATGATGCTCCAAAATATGGGTAGCGCTGGATGGGCGAGGATAAGCAGCATGGATGAAATTTCTATGCTCGAAAGCTCATTAGGCGGAACCGGATATAAAGCCTATGATAATTTCGAGATGCGGTTAGAGCGGAAGGTGACAAAGATTATACTAGGTCATGAAGATGCAATGCAGAGCGTTCCGGGTAAACTTGGAGCCGACCAAGGCGGTGATGATAGTCCGGTAGCAAGAGCATTGGCCGAAGCGTCAAGCGTTGATTCCAAGATGGTTGAGCGCCTTGTAAACGAGGAGTTAATCCCTCGCATGAAGGACAAAGGTTTTATAATTCCGGATGGCGTAGTGTTCAAGTATAAGAATGACCGTGAACGTGAGATAGTAAGGGATAAAGAAATCAAAACAAATACTTCCATAGCCGACCTGGCTGTCAAAATGAAAAACGCAGGTTTTGAGATGACATCAGAATATTTTACCGAGCAGACAGGAATACCGGCGGTTAAGATTGCGGTGATCGAACCAACAGAAAGCGCAGACCCCACGCCCAATATAGCTAATCGCCTAAAAAACATCTATAAGTAATGCTAAGCGCTGAGCAGATAGATACACTACTTATGGCCATATATCAAGGCAAGGCGACTAGAAAAAAGTTACCTGAGTATCTTTATCATGCTATTGCGGAACCATTGATAAAGCAAGTTAAGAAGGGATATAAAAGTAAGGAAGGCAAAGGCAAAATAAAGAACTCCTCTACCCTACTAAAAGCCGCTAACTTCAAAAAGAAAACACTGGCTAGCCTACAAGAAAACATTTACATATTTTCAGCAGCTAAGACTTATCAGGAAGTTCGAGCAGTTGAGGCGATGATGACCGAAGGCGGTAAGCTACGTCCGTTCAAAGAGTTTAAGCAGTTGGCGCTCGAAAAGTACGACCTGTATAATAAGACTTGGGCGCAAACAGAATACGATACAGCTTTTGGGCAAGCGCAAAGCGCTGCTGCATGGGATAATATACAATCGGAAAAAGAAGCGCTGCCATTGCTAAGGTATAGCGCCATTATTGACGAGAACACCAGCGATATATGCGCTCCTTTGGATGGAATGGTGGCGTCTGTGGATGATCCGATATGGGATAGTATCAGCCCTCTTAATCATTACAACTGTAGGTGTGTGTTACTGCAAGAGCCGGATGACACCACCCCAACCGAAGGAAACGATGACCGAGTGGCGCCGGTGCTGGATAACATGGATGATGTATTTAAGACCAACCCCGGCAAAAATGGTGAGGTGTTCAATAAAGAGCATCCATACTTTACTGAAGTACCTGCCAGCGACAAAGCATACGCAAGAAAGAATTTTAACTTACCAATACCTCAAGATTTATGAGCATACTAAAAGTCTTACCAAGAAAAGGCACTCCGTTAGACCTGCATAAGCACCTAATTGACAAAGCCAATAACATAGACCACCGAAACAACAAAAATATCGCGGTGGATATGGTAAATGCATGCATTCAGCATTGTGCGCATTATGGTAAAAAGGTAGATGAGATAAGGCTTGCACCAAAGTATTATAAACTGTTCAGCGATGCTATCTATGAAATATTGGAGAAAAAGCACGGGCGAACAGATATAGATCTCACTCATGGTATTGAGTTTAAAGGCTTACGAGTGATTAAAGGCTCTGAACTTATGATAAAACCGCTAGAGTACGATTTAGCAAACATTAAAGCATCAACAGCGCAAGCGTAATGGCAGTCAATAACAACCATCAGGCTATTGCGAGGTTTCGGGCGCAGCTTCTCAACTCACAGAATAATATTCTTGTGACTTTGGGAGGTATGGCACAATCTGCGTTTGCGGATAACTTCACAAAGCAAGGTTTGGATGGTAAACATTGGCAGGAAGTGCAAAGGCGTACACCGGGAACCAAAGCATATAGGTGGCCATCCGGTGCTAGGAAATCGAGCAGCAGAACTAGCCCAATATTAGTGCGCACAGGAACATTAAGACGTGCCGTTGCGCAGTCATTTGATAGGGCTATTGAACGCAATCAGATTGTGTTTAAGGTGGATTTGCCTTACGCAGCAGCGCAGCAATACGGAACTAAGAGTATTCCTGCCCGTCCGTTCATGGGATGGGATAAGCAGTTAAAAGAACGCATGCAGAAATATATTGATCGCGGAGTAAAACAAGCATTTAAAAATAGTGGCAACTAGGCGCAATATTATAGGGGAGATAAAATCATACCTTAACGGGTATTATGTAACTAATGCAGACCGGCAATCGGCTAGTATTGACCTTATCATGTGGAATAATCATCTTGAGCGAATTAAAAGCGGCGAATATGTGCCTCATCAGTTTCCGGTGGCCTACTTAGAACTATTGCCTACAACTTGGAACATGTTAGGTATGGGATATATGGCAACCGACCAAACATTTCGCATTCACTTTATCCATCAGCAACTTGACAGTCCGCAAGGTAATTGGGATGAGAACACAGATGTGTATATCCTCCGTGATACCTTTTTACAGTACCTAATGAATTACAGTTTTGAAGGTACCAACATGTTTGCGCCGACATTTAGCGAGCAGATAGATACTGACCATGGCAACCTGTACCACTACATTTTTGACTTTACGGTTCACGTGATAGAAGATGTAATTAGCGCAGTTAATCTAAGCTCAGGCAATTTCATTATCAAGGAACCACCGACCGATTTAGAATTAACCGTAACAAAAGAATAATATGGCACGTTCAGTAGATGAGATATACGATAGTACCGTAGCCAACGTAGTGGCTTACTTTGGCTCCGCAGGAATAACGATTGACAGTACTACATGGAGTAAACGCAATATCATGCGTAACATGATTTATTGCTTTGCAGTTGCAACGGCTTACACGGAGCAGCTACAAGACCAATACTTTCAAAAGCTAGAAAATCAGATGCGAGTTAGTTCTGCCAGCTCTTATCTTGGAATCAGACATCGGTTTTTAAACTTATTTCAATATTCGGCTACGGATCCTCAGTATTTAGTGGCCGCAACGGACGGAACTTACTATTATCCCGTTGTAAATGCCGACCTACGCATAGTGACAGCGGCATCGGTAAAGCCCGGACTACCCGGAAACTGCAAAATTAAATTAGCTCGCACCGTTGGTGGTAGTCTTGCAAAACTTGATAGTACTATGGTAACGGCTGCTCAGTCCTTTGTTGATTATTGCGGTGCTGCGGGTGTAAATTATGTGGTAAGCTCTGGCGATGCGGACAGAATGATGATTGAAGCGGTAATTTATTACACGGGCATATACAGCGCAACAATACAAGACAATGTAAAAAACGCTATTGCTAACTTTTTTAATTATCAAGCTCTGACTTATTTTGATAGTGATATCCTGCTTAGTGACTTAGAAGCTATCATCAAAACCGTTCCCGGTGTTCGCGATGTGGTGCTAGTCAATGTAAAGGCAAGAGCCAAGACTACAACATATGCAGATTCAACGGATTTAGTGGTGGCGCAACAAACACTTGTTCGTAAATGGGTACCGGTTGCAGGGTATGTAATTGCAGAGGATACATCTTCTCATACATTAGGTGATACTTTAACCTTCACAGCAGTATAATGGCACTATACGACATAGATACAGATAGTCAGGCGGAGGATTTACTACCACCTACCAAGCGCGGAACAAATACGATTGCGTGGTTGCGTGGGGTGTTGATTGGAACTATTTCCTATTACTTTACGAATTGGCAGACGTACACGGTAAGGCTATCACCTTCTCCGTACTCTTCGGGAACATATAACAAGTATGCTCAGGTGGTTTGGAATCAGTACATATATGAGTGCCTAATAAATGGAACTGTCACCGACCCAAGCGATACAACTTCTTGGAAAGCGCTTAACATTCAGTTTGTCAATACAGACGAGCGGCAATACTACACCGGCGATTTAAACAGCCTACAATGGTCACTTAACAAATGGTATGGAACTACTTACCGTGATTTACCGGATATTCCGGATATCTACATAGAAAAGATTGTGCCTAGTGATTCTACTTTCATTGTGGGAATAACCGAGGATGAAAGTAGTGCAGTATTAACCGGTGATAGTACCGGATATATAGGCTTAGACCTACCTTCGGGTGACTACGTAAACTTTTCAGTAAATGTTCCGGTAGCATTTTGGCCCACGTTAGGTGCGGACGATGCCACAAGAGAGTATAATATTCGTTCATTTGTCAATCAGCACGTAGATGCCGGTTGCCTTTATAAAGTAAATACCTATTAACATGTCAGGAAAATCGATCGACTACAGTTTTATTTCATCAGGCGCAGGGATGCCGTTTAAGAAAGGTACATGGAAACACCTACAAGACGCGTACCACGAGGACATGAAAGAAATACTCCGCAATATCTTAGGCGAATCCATAGTAACGGGTAGCGACACATTGCCCGTGGCTATATGGGGATGTAGAAATACAGGAACCGGTGGCGCTTACGATGTGGCAAATGGAGCTATATTATTTCAAGGACGAATCTATCCATTTAGTAGTGATGCGTTTACGCCGGCAGGTGGTGAAACGGCTATACTTGTAAAAACCACAACCTATTATACAAGTGCGGATGCTGACCCGGTTACGTTTACCGATTTAAGCACGCATAACGTCCATAAGATTGAAACAATATCTATTCAGTCAGGCGCAACGGGTACGGGGTGGTTTGACTATTCGGAATTGTCGTTACCCGCAGCAAAAGAAGAGCCTTACTATGTAGGTATAACTGCAGGTGCTGCTGCGTTTACATCTTCTAACGTGGTTAATGATCCTGGAGGAACTTATGCTAAAGTATCTTATTTAAGAGATAACGGGAACAACACGGTAACTATCACGGGTGTTGTCAAGGTATTGGTTTACCCCGACACTTCAAATAGTACAGTATTTACTTTACCAGCAGGTTTCCGTCCAATTTTAGAGCAGCCATTTACTACATATGTCTTTGGTGCTGGCGGAACGGGTGTAACTATTGTTACGGGAACGGTAAAAGCTAATGGCGATGTTATATTAGGTCATACAGGGTTTGCATATACTAACGTATTCTGTCCATTTCAAGTAACATTCAGAATCTAATCTATGGCACGAAAAGAGTTAAAGACGGCAACTGCTTACTTCGACAAGGTTTCCACTCATGCGAAGTTTGTGGAGTATGCAAAGCAGCAGGAAATGACTAAAAGCCAAGTCTTGGTTAAAGCTGTGGAGAAGTTACTGAGCGAGAAGAAATAAGCGTGTTACCTTTCTGATTGAAAGTTGAACTTTACTCTATCCTTAAACTTATCAATCTGCTTGTAAGCGCCATTTTTAACCCGAAGTAAATAGGGCTCACCACCAAAACCACCAAAAACACTTTTTTGACCACCTAAACTACCTCTGCTTCATGGATAGTGTTTATTGGGTCATTATTTATTGATTCAATCCAAGATTTAAAAGGCTCAAATTCCCAATCATGTGGAATGATTACGTCAATGCCGTCATTTTCGGTAACTGCATATTTTGTAATCAGGCTTTGCATTTGCTCTAGCTTTTTGAACTCATAGCAAAAACCTACTCCGTCCATATCTGTTACAAGTACATACATACCTTCGGTGGCAGTGTACATAAAATGGCCTTTTTTTAAGTTGATTATCATTAATTATTTGTTTAGCAGGTTCCGAACCTATAAAACGAGCTTTGTGTAGTTTGATTTTCATTTGATGCAATAAGGTTTAATGTACTAAACCTCGTACAAATTTAAAACAGCTTGACCTAATAATAAAGTGTTGAGTAAAATTGTGGGTAACTGAAGGGTAATATTTGTACCGTACTAAGCGCCCCTGTTCTATGCCCCTTGCCATCTTTGGTGCATGTATTGTATTGACCCAAACGCTGATGTGCCAATAATGCTTATAAACAAGCATATCGGATTCGATGCGGACGAAGGTCAAGGAATAGATGGCAGTTCTTTTCAATCAGAGTTAATGTGGTTAGATGGACTTGGTAAAACTCGAATTGAGGTTTACATCAATAGTCCTGGCGGCAACGTGTTGGATGGATGGAATATATTTTCAGCCATCTCTCACAGCAAAACACCTGTAGATACTTACAACGTAGGTATGTGCGCTTCCATTGCGGGAGTGATATTCATGGCAGGTCGTAAACGCTACGCAGCAGACTATTCACTTTTTATGATGCACAACCCATTCATACCGGGCGATGAAAGTTCGGATAATGAAGGGATGCAAAAAATAAAAGAAAGTTTAGTCAAGCAAATAGCATCTAACAGCAACATGAGCGAGGATCAAGTCAGCAATCTTATGGATGCCACCACATGGATGAACGCAGATGAGTGCATGAGTTGTGGAATAGCGACTGAGATAATAAGCACCACACAGACCAACAAAAAGTATCTGCCTAAAACCTCTGATAGTAAAGCATTGTGGAAACAATACGCAGGCATTGAAAATTCAATTCTAAATAAAAATACGGTAATGAAAAACGTAGCAAATTTTTTGAAACTTAACGAAAACAGCAACGAAGATGCAATCCTAAGTGCTGTGAAGGACTTGGCAAACGTAGCTGATGCTGCTAATAAAAGCAAGACCGAGATTAAGGAAGAAATGGACAAGCTAAAAGAGCAATATGACGCTCTAAAAGCTCAGTACGATAAGATGACAAACGACATGGAAGAAGCTGAAAACGCTGCCAAAGAAGCGAAGAAAGCACAAGCATTGGTGGAAGCAAAAGCCTACGTAAACTCTCATGTAGGTGTTCGCATCACAAATGACGAGAAAGCAATCACCGCTTGGGTAAATAAATATGTGGAAGATGCGGAAGGTACCAAAACAATGATCGAAAGCATCCCGGTAAATGCAAAGGCTAATAACATGAATCCTTCAGGTGGCGCAACGGGTGAAAAGTACACCGCAGGATTTATCAATGTGATGAACCAAGCAAAAGCAATCGCTGGCAACTAAGTTAATTCAAAACAACCATAAAAACTAGAAAACATGGCAGATGGATTTGTAATCAATGACACGCTATACAATGGTGAAGCGGCTAGTCAATTCATTTTAAAGAGCATTACGGGTGCCGATACTGTGAACGGTGGTAACGTACACGTAGAGGACGGTATCAAGTATAAATTCACTATCCCACGTTGGGATGCGGATTATACCGACTTCATTCAAGACCGTGCGGCAGTTCCGACTTCTAAAGGTCAAATGACTGTGGACGGTGCCACATTGCAGGTAAACGATTACATGATCTATACCGAGTTTAACCCTCGTGATTTTGAGGCGCATTGGTTTGCTACTCAAATGAACCCGGCGTTAATTGATGCCAAGTTACCAAACACAGTTGAATCTGTTGTAGTTCAAGGGGTGCTTGCTCGTCATGCAAAATTCTTGAATAAGCTTATGTGGACAGGTAAGAAAACCAACACGGATATCTACAAGTACATGGACGGCTTTATCAATAAAGCGCAAACCGCATCTGATACCAACGTGTGCAGCTCTCCTACCACTTTGACAAGTTCTAACATCAACACCGAAATGAAAAAGGTGTACGATGCTATTCCATTGGCTTTGCGTTACGATGTGGATTTTAAGTTTTTCGTGTCTTACAAAACATTTGACCTGTGGACTGCTTACCAACAAAATCAAACCTATAAGGGTATTGATCCAACTCAACAAGGTGTTGCTGAGTTCTGGGGTAAGAAGGTAGTTCGTATTGCCGATTTCCCGGATGATGTTATCGTGGGCGCAAAAGGTTTGCCGGGATTAAACTCTAACCTTTGGTTAGGTCTTAACTCAGTAAGCGATGAAGGTTTGCAGTTGATGAAATTGCAAAACAATGCTGAGATATGGTTCATTAAAATGTTGATGAAAGCAGACGTACAATTTGGTTTCACTTCTGAGGTGGTTCTTTACGGTTCAATCTAATCATTCAATCAACTAAAAGTACCATGAAAGAATATTTAGAAACGCGCCCGGAGATAACCAAGGTTTATTTCAACGAAGCAGGTGAGTATATTTTCCATCCTCACCCATCATTCCCGATTGAAAAAACTAGGGAAGAAGCACTAGCGGAAACCCCTGTTGAAACCGCCGAAGGTGACGAAGGAAAGAAAAAGAAAAAGTAATTCAAAACAAACAGTAAAAACTTATAATCAAAATGAAAAAGTTTCTCGCAATATTATTGATTTCATTCGCTTTCGTAGCGATTGCTAACGCTCAAAGCACCACGCCTAAGTTCGGTACCACGGCAAACAAAAACAACACCATGTCAATCATTACCAATGGCTATACTGCCATTTCTGATGCAGCCGGTAACGATACGTTAAGCATTACCCCGGTAAATAGCTTCAGCTACTACAAGCTGACGCTTACCGATAGCTGCTACATCAAAGTAGCGAGCGTGTCAAAATGCTTTTTACTTGACCACCTATACATTTTTGCAACCGGTTCAAGTGGTAATAAAGTGAAGTTCGTTTCAACTTATAATCTAAATGCAGGAACGGCAACACTAAGCACTAATGGTAGAGCCTTAATCGAGTTTCTATTTGACGGTGCGAAGTTTTCCGAGTTGTGTAGAGCAACTCACTAAGGTATTGGTAGGTATTTATTCAACTCTGTAAAGCATATAAGATATGGCAATGTCCGATCTTACGTTCGTAAAAGGTCAAAATGCTCTTGGCCGTAAATTGCCGGGTGAGGATTATATCTCAGGGTTCCTGACTTATACCTCTTCCCTGCCTTCAGGATTCAGTTCGACTAACCGCGTTAAAGCCGTTAATTCCGTAGCTGAAGCCGAATCGCTTGGTATCTTAGGCGATTATAGTGATGCGACTGCTGCTGTTGGCAGCGTTCAAATTACTACTGCCGGTACCGATGGCGATACTTTAGAAATCAAGGTAGCTGATATTGATACATTGAGCAACACTCGTACAACTTCGCTTGGTGTTTATACCAAGGTAACCGGAGATAGTACAGCTGCGCTTGTAGCTACTGCCGTTGCAGCTATTATCAATGCCGGTACAATCAATCATGGTTATAGTGCCTCTGTATCTACTGCAACTATTTCTATCACGGCTCCAAAAAGACTAGGCATTTATCTTAACACGGGTTCGCCTATTACCACTACAATTGTAGGAAGCACCATCGCAGCTACCGTCACTCAGTTTAGTGCTGGCACTCCGGGCACTTACTCTAAACTTGCCGTTTACCATTATCATGTCGCTGAATATTTCCGCGCTTGTCCTAATGGTCAGCTTTGGTTAGGGTTTTTCGGTGTTCCGGGTTCTTATACATACTCTGAAATCACTACCATGCAAGATGCAACCGGTGGTAAGATGCGTCAGGTAGCAATATTCAAAAACACAACTTTAAGTTCAATCTCTGAGCTTACTACTATCAATAGTATATGTGTTGCAAATGATCCGCTTAAACAACCGCTTAGTGCGTTCTTTACTTGGAACATGGCCGCAACGTCAGATATCACCACGTTAGGTGATTTGGCTACGCTTACTGCAAACAAAGCGAGCGCAGTTATCGGTCAAGATGGTGGTGGATTGGGTAACTATCTATTCTTAACTACCGGCATTTCCATTTCTCAACTTGGCTGCTTACTTGGTACCGTGGCTTCACTCAATGTAAACCAATCGGCTGCATGGGTAGGTGGTGCAAACCTAAGTGACGGATACGAGAATGAAGTGCTAGCGTTTGCCAACGGTAAAAAGTTCTCTGAGCTATCCGGTTCATTGGCCGGTATTCTTACCGGTCTTGATAGTAAGCGATATATCTTCGCTCGTAAGCTCCGCAATAAATCAGGCTCTTGGTTTAACAGCGACCACGCCGCTATCGTATCAAGCAGCGATTATGCTTACATCAAGGATAACAGGACTATTGATAAGGCTATCCGTTTAATCTATGGTGGTAAACTTACCGATGATTTGAACGGTGAGGTGATGCTAAGAAGCAATGGCTATTTGTCTGCTCCGCAGCAAGCAGTTTTCGAAGGTCACGTATCCGAATCAATTTCGCAAATGGTGGCAGCCGGTGAAATCTCTGATTTCGCAGTAACGGTAAATCCCGATCAGGACGTATTGGGTACAAGCACATTGGTAGTAGGTGTGAGAATATTACCTACGGCTACTGCACGATGGATAACAGTAAACATTTCATTCACTCGATCAATCTAAGAATATGGCAACCGTAGTTGTAAGTAATACAGGCTGGAACAATGTGACCATCTCCATGAACGGTAAGACCTATGCGCTTATCAAGTCCATCAGCTACAATCACAAGCAAAAGAAAGAAAACTTATACGGTCTTGGTAAAGAGCCAGTAGGTCGTGGGCTTGGTCAGGTGGATTATGAAGGTGGCGAGGTTGAGTTATACTTAGAAGCATGGAAGGATATTATCGCTAACAGCCCTAACCGTGATCCATTGGCAATACCTCCATTTACTATTGCCGTGACCTATGGTGATACCGCTGCTGCATTGCAGAAAGACCTACTTACTGCATGCGAGTTTACTGAAGATGCTTTAAGCGTAAAACAGGGCGATACACATATCACCGTAAAGGTTCCGTTTGTGTACGCTGGCATTAGCAGATAATTTTTAACAATCAAAATGTACCCACATGTTCGATTACAATTCTACTCCAAAGGAGGAAACGTCAGCATTTAGCGCTGAACAATTAGCACCATTTATAGCAAAACGTGACGAGCTTACCGCAAACAGCGATAGGCCCGTTCATATGTTCCTGCTTAAAAATCAAAAGACAGGCGAGCCGGTTGTGGCTTATGTAAAAGAACCAAATTACGTGAGTAAGGTGGCTCTTATGGATAGCATTATTAGTAAGGGAGCTGTAATCACCGGCGAAACCATGCGTGAGGCTTGTCTAATTGAAAAAGAAAGCCATCCTCTAACCTATGGCAATGCCCCGGAATGTGATGAGTATAAGTTAAGTATTGCCATCAACTGCATTGGACTTATTAAGTCGGTAGCGGATGAGTACAAAAAAAAATTGACGAGTACTACATCGGAGAAGACGAGCGATATAGCATAAAGCGCGCCAATGCGATTATACGGTGTGTGTTTCGATATACGCCCGAAGAATTGGAGCAGTTAGATGCGGACAGGTGGCACAGGGATTATGCGGATGCAATGGCTTACTTAGGATTGAGTTTAAAATTTTAGACCGTGGACGATCAAACCCTCAAATATGTACTTCAGTTAAAAGATGAGTTTAGCTCTAAGTTAAACGCTATTGAAGGCCATGTCAAGGGCTTAGATAAAAGCGTTCAAGGCGTACATGCGAGCGCAAGTCATGCCGCTGAAGGTGGAATTGGTGAAATGGTTAGCGGATTCATGGAGCTGGCCGTGGTAGCTGAAGGTGCAAACCTCGCATTTGAGTTTATCCAAAGTTCAGTCGAGGCGTTTAACGAAAGCCAACAGGCAGCAGCGCAGCTTAACGCAACGTTGGCGAGTACCAAAAATATAGCAGGGTTAAATATTGAAGCATTAAACAAACAGGCCGAAAGCGTAATGAAAGCATCGTTATTTGATGATGATGATATTACAAAAGCGCAATCGGTACTAGCTACGTTCACATCTATTCGTGGAAGTGTTTATATGGACGCTATACCTGCCATCTCTGACTTAGCTACAAAGATGGGGGGTGACCTGCAAGGTGCAACTATTCAAGTGGGTAAAGCATTGAACGACCCAATACAAGGTATGAATGCGCTTAGGCGTGTAGGTGTATCGTTTAGCGACGATCAAAAGGTAGTAATCAAAAGGCTACAAGAAACCGGCCACCTAGCTGAAGCGCAAGCCATTGTCTTAAAGGAACTTCAAACAGAGTTTGGAGGCTCGGCGGCGGCATCCGCTAATACGCTGCAAGGTCAAATGGTCATCATGCAGCATCAGTTTCAAAATATCAAGGAAGTAATCGGCGGCGCTACAAGTGAAATAGAATTGTTTGCTCTCAAAGCCGTTGGCGCTTTTCTCAATAAAAACTACGGTATCAATTTTGAAACACTTGGCAAAACAGTAGAAGAAAGGCTCCCTAAAATAGTCGAATTTGTACAAGGGGTTATTGAAAAAACAATGTCATTCCTTCAGCCAATCATAAACGTGGTAGTGCAGCATTTTAATACGGTCTATCAAGCGGCTAACAGGATTTTTTCTGCTATTGGTTCACTTCTCGGAGGTGCAAATAATCAGTTTTTATCTATGGGTAGGCTAGTTAGTTACCTAGTAGAAAGATTATTTACCGCGAGCGATGCCGTGCTTACCGTGGTAAGCTATATAGTATCGATGTACAGCTGGGTGGTTCGTGTTGCGTTAAAGTTTTGGGAATGGACGGGCGTACTCGGAGTTGTGCGTAAAGCATGGGATGGAATCACCAATGCAATGCAATGGACTTTCGAGAATGTTATTCAGCCCATTGTTGGAGCATTTGGCAAGATTGGTAAATGGATAGAAGATGCAACGGGAGTTAAGTTCAATACTTCAGCAGGGAATGCAGAAGGTAAAGAAAAAAGCAAAAACCCGCTTGACAACTTACTTGGAGTAGGCAATTCAGCCACAGAAGCCAATGCAGCCACAGCGGGCGCAAGCCAAGCGGCAAGCGCAACGAAAAACGCATCCACAGGAACAAAGGCAACCACTATTAATATCAAGATTGAGAACCTAGGCAAAGAAATAAATATCCATACCACCAACTTAAAAGAAGGTGCTGGAGAAGTGCAACGTATACTTTCTAACATGTTAATGGGCGCAGTCAATGATTCACAAATAATAGCTAGTAACTAATGTCACTATATAAATCAGAATTAGGAACAGACGTAGTTCAAGACATCACATTCAAAAGTGTGACGTACACGGCTCCTGACGGAACGCAATACACTACGCCCGAACTTAAACTGTATATGATGCTGTTAAGTGTAGTAATTCCTAAGGTCATTGTAAAGACCGCTATTCAAGGCGTAGATGGTACGGTAAAAGAATACATCGGCCAAGACGATGCGCAGGTGACCATAAGTGGCGTCTTGACCGCTAAAAATGGAGAAAGGCCACAAACACAAATGCAAGATTTAAAAAGTGTAGTGGATGCGCGCGTGCCTATTCGAGTGGTGTGCGACTACCTAGCCGACCTCAACATATTTGAGCTAGTTATTCAAAGCGCAAACTTCCCTCAAAAAGCAGGGGGATATAGTACACAAGAGTTTGTATTGAATTGCATTTCCGATACACCCGTAGAGATAAACTTCTTAAATGCCTAATGCTTGACGTAGTTTCCATAGTATCAATAGTTCAGACGCCCACAAAAAAGTGGCCTGCGAGAACACGTACTATGCAGTTTAACTTCGTCAATAAATGGACGGCATCAGATAGCTGGGAGGACTTTACCAATCAAGCCACGGTGACCTTTCCTAAGAACCTAGTTTACCGAGATAAACACGGAAAACTGCAAAGGCTTAAAGGCGATAACGTCAATGCCGGTGGATTTAGTAGCACAGAGCCATTATTTCTAAAAGGGGATAAAATCACCATTGAAGCCGGGTATAAATACCGAGATAGGCAAGGAAACTACCGAACCAAAACAGAGCAGTTTTTTACCGGGTATATTGTCAAGGTAGGCAGCGGCACACCTTTTACTATCGAGTGTGAGGATAATATGTACCTGCTAAAACAGATACCGGCACCAACTAAATGCTATCCGGCAACAATGACCGTGGAAGACATCATGAAGGATATTATCAATCCGACCGCAGCTCCTCCGCAGTATCAAAACTATGTGTTTGACATATCAGTCAATGCACTTACTAAAACAACCATAGGTCAGTTTCTTACACAAAGCGAAACGGCCATGCAGATACTAGCTAGGATTCGTAAAGATTACGGATTTGAGGCGTATTTTAAAGGTAACGAGCTGCGCATTGGTTCATACATTTATATCGAATCAGAAGCAAAAGAGCGCACATTCTCTTTTCAAGGTTTTTATGATGGAATTTTTGAAAGCGAACTCGACTATCAACGTACAGATGATCTTGTGTTAAGTGCCGTAGCCCATAACGACATTACCGAGCAAACAGGATCCAATACCAAAGACGGGCAGCCAAAGACCAAAAGTAAAAAGCTACAGGTCTTGGTGACCATAAAGGATGATGTGACTACCATTAAGGAAATTCAGCCTGGGCAATCTGTGCCGGACAATACCGAAGGGCAGCGCAATGATTACCATTTCCCAGGCGCAAAGACTATACCTGAGCTAGCAAAACTAGCGGAGGATAAACTAAGGTTGCTTTATTACAACGGCATGAAAGGAAACATCGCTGTTTTAGGGCTTCCAATAGTAAGGCAAGGCGATAATGTGACTGTAAAAAGTCAGCTTCTGCCTGAGCAAAACGGTAAGTATAAAGTGAAAAAAGTGGAGTATTCCGGCGGCGTGGATGGCATCAGGCAAAAAATATACACTCACTATAAACTACAATAATGGCAGGGGATAGAGAGATACAAGACGTGATTCAAGTTATTGCCGGAACGCGGGGTAAGGATGAACTATACCTATTCGTGGGTGAGGTGACTAATGTAGATAAAAGTGCTAGGACTTGCACTGTAATGGCACACAGCGGAAAACTATCTGCTGAAGTAACGGACGTAAAACTCATGCCTACCATAGATGACGGATGGCTTGAGATACCGGAAACAAACAGCACGGTATTAGTAATTGGTAGTAAGTATGCAGGATTCTATGTAATTCAATGCAGCGCTATCGATGAAATAATTATGAGAGGCGGTGACTTAAAGGGCTTGGTGGTATTGGATAAGTTAGTGGATAGGCTTAATAAAATTGAGGACGATATAAACTCGCTGAAAACGGCATTTACAGGATGGACACCCGCACCTAATGACGGAGGGGCGGCATTAAAAGCATCAGCATCCTCGTGGGCAGGTCAAAGGTTAGTTGATACCCAAGCCAGCGATATTGAGAACACTAAAATCACGCAAGGATGAGAACGGATTTACAACAGGTAAGGGGCGCGGATAGGTACGATGATTTGGTAGTGGCCAATAATGATTTCGTTATGGGGCCAAGTGACGAGCAGCATATTCAAGACACCATTGAAGCGGCTCCGGGATGGTGGAAGCAACACCCGCAGGATGGCGTGGACATGCAAAACTACCTTAACAGCAGCGGACTTGAGCAAGAGATAAGAGCAAAGTGCAAAGTGCAAATGAAAACCGACAATTACAATTTAGACTTTTCCGCTACTTATAGCAGCGATGGAAGGTACACCGTTAAAATCATTGGCTTATGACCACATTTATAGTTCCTGACGGCGCTACGGTATATGATATCTGCCTTAACACTTATCAATCACTAGACTACCTAGTCAAACTAATGACCGATAACGGCATTGATGGGATAGATACCGAGGTGGCAGCAGGTACGGAGGTTGTGTTTGATGAAACGCTAGTGCTTAACAAGACCACTCAAAACTTAGACATAAAATATGCGACTAAATGAGATTATTACTAACGG